GACCTGATGGCATTTCAAGGTAACTTTACTACCAATACGTTTAAGACTGGACTTCCAAGCGGGGCGTTCAATTTCAACACGGGTACGTCGCAGGTTTTTAAGATTGCGTTGTACACCAACGCCGCTACGCTAAACGCTGACACCACTGGGTATACTTCTGTTGGTGAAGTTTCTGCCTCGGGGTATACCGCTGGGGGGCAGATCCTTGTTATTAGCCAAGTCCCAACTACAGGTAATACGGGTACGGTAGCATACTGGTCGTTCAACAATGCCGTCTGGACTACTGCGGCGACTGCGCGAGGGGCGCTGATCTATAAGTACGATGGGGCTACAAACCCAGCTATTTGTGTATTGGACTTTGGTTCAGATAAAACTTCAACCAGTACATTCACCGTGCAGTTCCCCACTGTCACTAATACGTCAGCAATTATAAGGATTGCATAATGCTAGTCAACACTATTCATGGCGAGATGGACGATTCTCTTCTGGTCAAAAAAGAAGGTTCGTTGGATAATGATATTGAGTACACAACTTGGACAGAGTATTGGCTCGATGAAAAGTTGGTGCATCGTTCTGTTCACGTTACATTGAAAACTTCCCCCGCGCTGTTTGCTGAAGCAGCGGAAATTGCATAAGGGCTTATCATGGCGAACACTCAATCCATGTGTACTTCGTTCCTTTCGGAACTGATGACTGCAACCCACAACTTTGGAGTTTCTCCTACGCGAGGGGCTTCAACCGCAGACACGTTTAAAGCGGCCTTGTACTTGGCAAGTGCAACGATTAACGCAAGCACAACTGCGTATTCAGCCACGGGCGAAGTAACCGGCACTAACTATACTGCTGGCGGCGTAACTGTCACGAACGCAACGGCACCGGCATCTACAAACTCGTCGGCAACGGCTGGTGTTGGCTATTGGACGCCTTCCGCTTCGATTACATATACAAACGTCACGCTCTCTACGGCGTTTGATACGGTGTTGATCTATAACTCAACACAGACTAATAAAGCGGTTAGCGTTCATACATTTGGCTCGCAGACTGTGACTGCCGGTACGTTCACGCTGACTATGCCAAGTAATACGACTAGTACCGCTCTGCTTCGTTTAGCTACAACGTAAGCCATGACTGTCTCGTTAAAACATGCTTTTGCCAGCGCGAAAGCGGATGGTGCAGACTCGACCCTTGTTCAGCCATCAAACTGGAACGCGGAGCACTCGCTTCAATTAGCGACTAATCGGCTACTTGGCAGGACAACCGCCGGAACGGGGGCAGTAGAAGAGATTTCGATTGCGGGGGCTCTTACTCTTTCTGGCGGTGTTTTAACGGGTACAGGCGGAGGCAGTGGGGGTAACCTCGACGGCGGTACGCCAACTAGTAACTATGGCGGGATTACCGCAATTGACGGAGGGACGCCATAATGGCAACGCAGATTCAACTTAGAAATGGTACTGCGGCGCAGTGGACTTCAGCCAACCCTACACTTGCTGTGGGTGAATTGGGCGCAGAGACTGATACCGGCAAGTTTAAGATTGGAACTGGGTCAACGGCTTGGAATAGCTTGGCTTATGCGGCAGTTGGTACTGTTACTTCTGTAGCGCAATCGTTTACCGGCGGTATTGTTTCGGTTGCCGGTTCTCCGGTTTCAAGCTCTGGGACTCTGGCGCTGACTGTTGCCGGGACCAGCGGCGGAGTTCCATACTTTTCAAGCGGCACGGCTTGGGCATCTTCTGCTGCATTGGCGGCAAATGCTTTGGTTATTGGTGGTGGTGCTGGCGCGGCCCCGGCAACGACCACGACCGGCACGGGTGTTTTGACGTTCTTGGGGACGCCATCTAGCGCGAACTTGCTTTCGGCGATGACTGATGACACCGGCACTGGGCTGTTGGTCTTCAACAATGCTCCGGCGCTGACTAATCCGACTGTTACGAACTACGTTGAGACGCTTTATTCTGCCAATACCAGCACGGCAATCACGGTGGACTTGACTAACGGTACGGTTCAAAACCTGACGCTGACGGGCAATGCAACAATCACAATGCCGACTGCGGTTGCTGGCAAGTCATTCATTATCATCTTGTCGCAGGACGCAACCGGAAGCCGGACGGTCACTTGGTCAACGGTATCTTGGCCTTCGGCGACCGCGCCAACAATCACCAGCACCGCGAGCAAACGGGATATTTTCTCGTTCTTCTCTAACGGTACTAGCTGGTTCGGAACCACAATCGGACAAAACTACACATAATGTTTGCCGCATCCAAATCAGGCCGAGCAGCGGCCGTTGCAACAGATCCGTATTTCCCTTATGTCCCGTTGTTGTTGGAGACAACCAGCACCAACGGGCAGCAGAACAATACGTTTCTGGACTCCAGCACCAATAACTTTACGATCACGCGAAACGGAACCCCGACGCAGGGTTCTGTGACTCCGTACTGGCCTAATGGATATTGGAGTAATTATTTTAGTGGAAGTTCGGATTATATAAGCGCGCCAAGCAACGCTGCGTTTACGCTTGGAACTGGTGACTTTACAATTGAAGCATGGATTTATCCAACTTCAAACTCTGCAATTCAAGGTGTAATTGGGCTGGCCGATTCTGGCAGTCTCGGGAGTTTTGGATTTTTTTATAATCTTGGCGCTGGTCCGTCTATTGTTGCAGGAAAAATTGGGTTTTCTAATGTTGGCGGGACTCTTGTAGTTTCTACAGGAACGGTTCCTGTAAATACATGGACTCACGTTGCCTTTTCTAGGGCGTCAGGTTCGTTGAAAATATTTTTTAACGGAGCATTAGACAGCACAACAGCTTTTGCAGATAACTCCACCAAAACCGTATGCACAATTGGTCGACCCTACTCAACGCTTAACCAAGATTATTTTCCGGGTTACGTTTCCAACGCTCGAATTGTTAAAGGCGTAGCAGTTTATACTGGAAATTTTACTGTTCCAACAACGCCACTTGCTGCAACTCAAAGCTCTGGAACTAACATTTCTGCCATTACAGGTACGGCAACTTCTTTGCTGACCTGCCAAAGCAACAGGTTCATTGATAACAGCGCTAACAACTTTACCATCACGGCGAACGGCACTCCCCGCGTCCAAGCATTCCAGCCGTTCTCGCCAACGGCATCCTATACCGCTGCGGCGTATGGGGGAAGTGGGTATTTTAATGGCAGTACGGATTATTTATCCGCCCCAAGTAATGCTGCATTTGCGCTAGGAACCGGTGATTTTACAATAGAATGTTGGATATATTTATTGGCCGTGCCTACTGGTTTTGCAGATATTGCCTTTATTGGTAATTACGGCACGCCTTCAAATGGTTTTTATTTTAATTTTCGATCAAGTGGCACTATTGGAATAACAGACGCCACTACGGTTTACGCTCTTAGTGCAACGGCTTTGGTTGCAAATACTTGGTATCATGTTGCGGCGGTTAGGAGTTCTGGCTCCTCAAAAATATATGTTAATGGAGTTGGCGGAACGGCAGTTGCTTTTAGCGGCAATATTGCTCAAAATACTTTGTACATTGGCAATAGTGGTAGCGCCGCCGCTGGTGGATTTGTTAATGGTTATATTTCCAATCATAGGGTGGTTAAAGGAACGGCAGTTTATACCGCCAACTTTACCCCGCCAACCTCACCACTAACAGCAATCACCAACACCAGTCTTTTGCTCAATTACACCAACGCGGGAATTTACGACGCGGCGGTCCAGAACAATGCGATCACGGTTGGAGATGCTCAGGCGTCAACCACGCAATCTAAGTGGTCGCCCACAAGCATGAAGTTTGATGGGACCGGGGATTATTTGACAATGCCAACCACGAACATCCCAGCGTTAGCTGGTGCGTTCACGATCGAGGCGTGGGTTTATTTTTCTGCGATTTCTGGAACGGCTCAGACGTTATGCGGGAAGTGGAACACATCTCTTTTTGGGTGGCTGATTCAACTTACAAGCTCAAATGTAAGTTTTTCTTATGGTAATGGCACGACGTTCACCGCTGCTTTAAACTACGCAACCACACTAACATCTGGGACTTGGTATTATTTGGCAATTACAAGGAACGCCAGCAATTCGGTGCAAGCGTATATAAACGGATCTGCGATTGGTTCTGCACAGACGGCTTCCGGATCATTAAATTCAACAGCGGCGTTTGCAATTGGCATTAACCTTGATGGAACGCAACAGCCATTCAACGGGTATATTCAAGATTTCCGAATAACCAACGGCGTTGCTCGCACCATCACGACGCCAACAGCAGCATTCCCAACGAGGTAATCATGCAGCTTGCTAATCAAGATCTGGTCATCAAAGACCACACAGAATGGTTTCCTAATACATCGTTTGGCGACCGTGGCCCGACTCTCGACTGGATTGCCGAGCAAGGTTACTATGTCATCTCAGTTTGGAAGCCATATGATCACGCAACTGAAAAGCTGGTTTCTGCCGCTCCGCATCTTTATGATGGAATGTGCTGTTTGGTTGCCGTGGAGCCTTTGACTGCTGACGAGCTTAAAGCGCGGGTTGACACTCAATGGGCCGTAATCCGTAGCCAGCGCAACCAGATGCTCAAGGACACGGACTGGACGCAAGTGGCTGACGCTCCGGTGGACAATCTGACTTGGGCGGTCTACCGGCAAGCGCTGCGGGACATTACCAAACAGGTCGACCCGTTCAACATTACCTGGCCGAAAGAGGGCAAGAATGTATAACTCGCCATTTACCCCGTTTGGGCCGACGTATCTTGTCGGGACGTCATCCGTGCAAGTGGCGTCAAAAAACAATGACAATCCATCGAGCTATCGAATCCGCAACACCAGCGCTTCGGTGCAATACATCAGTTGGGTTCCGGCTGCGCCAGGCAATGCAACGCCAACCATCACCGTGACGGCTCCAACAGCCGGCGTGCCATCAGCGGCAACGCTTGGTTTCTTGCCGAGTTCGGTTGAGGTGATCGGCGGGATTCCTCCGAATGCCTGGTTCAAAGCTGACGCTGCCGGCGCGTTTGAGGTTACTCCGGGCGAGGGACTGTAATGGCACTCAGAGCAACATCTGGCGGCAGCGGTGGTGGTGGTGGCTCTGGAACCGTCACCACCGTATCTGTTACTTCGGCCAATGGTCTTGCCGGAACCGTTGCCAATCCAACAACGTCGCCAGCGATCACGCTATCGACCAGCATCACGGGCGTCCTGAAAGGCGATGGCACGGCCATCAGCGCGGCTACGGCTAACACCGACTACCTTACACCGCCAAGCGGCACGGCGCTTCTCAAAGCGGGTTCTGGCGGTGCTTTGGCTAATGCGGCAGCAGGTACGGATTACCAGGCTCCGATTAGCTTAACCACGACCGGGACGAGTGGAGCGGCGACGTTTGCCGCTAACGTGCTTAACATTCCAAACTACGCTGCTGGCGCTGGATCTGGAACGGTCACAAGCGCATCGGTTGTCTCTGCAAATGGTTTTGCAGGTACGGTTGCTACGGCTACCACGACGCCAGCAATTACGTTAACCACAAGCATTACCGGCGTGCTGAAAGGCAACGGCACGGCACTCTCAGCGGCTACTGCGGGAACGGATTATCAAGCTCCGGTCACGCTTACCACGACTGGATCAACAGGCGCGGCAACATTTATTTCTGGCACGCTAAATATTCCCAACTACAGCGCGGCTGGAACGGTTACTAGCATCACGGCTGGCACGGGATTGAGCGGTGGCACGATCACCAGCAGCGGCACGATTGCGATTGATTCGACGGTTGCAACG